CCAGGAGCTTCGCAAAGCCGCTTTCCGCCTGCGTCTTGCCCGTTGTCATGGCAACTGCCGCAAGGCGCTCCATGGCCTGCTCAATGCGCCTCAGATTCTCCAGCGTGACCGATGCGCCCTCCATGGAAGCACTCATCAGATCGAACTTGGCATCAGGGTTCTGCGAGAACAAGGCACGACCGGCACCCGCCTTGATCTCATCGTCGGGACGCACGCCCGTACCGGTCAGAATCGGCGATGAAGTGAGGTGGATGGTCTCTGCAAGGTCAGCAGAGATACTCCAATGATTCAAATTAAGACGTGCGATATCAAAAAGTAGGGGGCGAGCACGGAAAAATGCTTCTTTCTTGCCACCAAAAACGGGCACAAACGGAATAAACGGGATCGAAAGATACGTTGTATCTTCAAGCGTGTACTTATCTACGTCGCCAGGCGTGTTTATTTTTGCGTACAGGCGACAGCGAACACGTTGTGTCGAAATCGTGGCTTCAGGCTGATCAGACAGCTCAGAAACGCTGTTATCTGCAAGATTCTGAATATCATAAACACGCACTGCGGGAATAACTTCCTCAAAAAATTCGTTCTCCTCGCTTTGGCGACGGATCTCGGTCTTAACTCGCAAGTAGGTCGGGAATGCGCCGAATATATTTTGCGCCCCTACTTGTGCATTGAATACGTCGTAGCGACATTCAAGCACTTGCTCCATGCGCATCAGCACAAAGTAAGGGCGTGGATTAAGCAGACGCTCCTCAGCGGCGCTCAGATCCGGCGGAAGCTTGGGGTACTCCACCCAAATTGCCGACACACCACCATCCAGCGCCTCCGTAAAGGCTTCCTTGGCGAAGGACAGCATCGAGTGACCCTCTAGGTCAACGTCCTCAAAAAAATTGCCCCACTCGCTAGGGATCGTTTCAGGGGTGCCAACACCCTTGCGCAGCGCTGTCCCACAAACAAGATCTCTCAAATGACAATAGTAATTTTGAAAACTACTTTGCGCACGAGTTTTGCGTACTTCGTAGCTCTTCTGCTCTTCTAAATAGTCTTGCGGGATATATTCGTCTGATGCTTCAAGCAGAAAAAATTCCGGCAGCGTGCAAAAACGAATCGGCGCAAGCCGTGAAAATTGCTCGGCCTGCTCTAAAGAGTACGCATCGACACCAACAACCTCTTCAAACGCCTGCTCATACTCAGGGAAGCGACGTTCAAACGGCAACGTCAGGTTGTCACTCGTTGGAACAAGCGAGTTGGGGACGATTGCCACTGCTTTTTATGACTGCGATACAAGCAGTGTAGCTCTTGTGTCTTCAGCGCCAACGCGGACGACTGAAGTGAGCGGTTGCACGCGGCATCGTATGCCAAACCAAATAACGCAAAGCATCACCTGCGTGAGAAAGATCATGCTTTCCACTTTTCATTGGACGATAATTTTCATCATAGCCCCAATTCTCTAAACTTTGCAGCGTTTCAGGGCATGATGTTGGGTTAACAAGAACAGAACAGGTGTGAAGGTAAAGATTGGTGTGTGCAATCGTCTCTGCAACTGGTGGGTTGCGACGTTCTGCAACTACTTTGATACCCGCATTACGCAAAATGTCGTGATCGCTCTCTGTTGCACTCGTGCTCGCATGACTGCCGCTGGCATCTGGGTGGCATGTCACCATCCCATTCGCAAGCTGCCTGGGGAAACGCTTTTTGACGTGCTCAACGAGATCAAACGTCGTGCGACACATGTACTCCTCAAAGACGTGAACAGCCTGTCCAGTCGGCGAAGGGCGAACAACGCCATAACAGGACATGCTTTTGCCCACGTTGAAGTCTGCGCCAAAAACAATTCTTTCGTTTTGCTCGGGGTGAAACACACTCGTGCAATGTTTTTGACGATCAAACTCATGAAATACAGTTGCCTGCGCAAGATTAACAAACTCGCCATTCAAATAAGCTTCAATTAGGTTTGCTGGGTATGTTGCGCGTAAGTTTTCAATGAAGCCTGGATCAAGATAAGGGTTGTCAGCGGTTTTTGCTTTATAGAGCGCTTTCTCGTCTGATGATTCGCGCACAAACATGTTGTATAGCGCTTTGTGACCCTCAGGCGTAGATGCAAAACATAGCTGAGGGCACTTGCCCACACGAACACGCCCTTGCAGTTTTACAATTGCCGCCTCAGCTGTTTGCGTCGAAACTGTATCAATTTCGTCAACAACCATACTTGCAGCGTTAACGCCGATAATTCTGTTGTAGTTTTCAAATGAGCGCAACAATATAGGTGTATCGCCCTTGGGGAGCTTCAAAGTAAAAACAGGAAGTGGGCTTGTTCTGAATTCATGCGGGATGCCATAGCGATCTAATACGCTTTGCCAGGCAGGAATTGCAACGTCACGCAGTAGCGGGATTGTTGGTTCAAGGAATAGATGTGTAAAGCCCTGACTGCGGAAACATAAAAGTACTGATTTTGTGACTGCTGCAAAACTCTTCCCGCTACCAAACCCACCGCATAATGCCACCATGCGATGATCAAAGTCTGTGACAAAGCTTTTTTGATGCGGAAGCAAGTCAGAGACTATTTTGATCTCACATGCGGCATGATCAAATGAATTATTGCCCTTTCGTGCAACTGCACGTAGTTTCGACGTGTCGCTAAAAAGCCCTAACGATTGCAGAGCTGCTCGATCTGCATAACGACTGCTACGCGCTTTGGCTGGCACTACTTCTTCTTGCGCTTGTGTTGATAGCTTATGCGCTTACTGCTGGTCTTTGCACGCTTGAAGCGTTTCTTTTCTTCAGGCGTCAGTTCTTTGCTTGTTTTCGGCGTGTCAGCTGAAACCCGTTTGGATGGGCGACAGGCAGGGTAGCCACGACGTTTCTCGCCATCGGAGCGCCCACAGGGCTTGCCCGTCTTGATATCTACCCATTCCTCCTTGAACCAACGAGAGAGGCCCGAAGAGGCGCGACGAGAGCGAGGCATGACAATTAGCCCTTCTCTACACGATAACGCCCACCACGCTTTTTATATTCACGTACTAGCCAAGCATTAGCATATGCGCTTGGGTAGACTTTGAATTTACGTTTAGCAGCTGCTTTAACGCGAGCGTAGAGAGCTTTGTCAGTCGGGACATTCTTCGACATTCTGCGTCTCATCATGCACTTCAATCAAAGCATAGCTCTTCATCTTTGTTTCAAGTGCTTGTGATACGTTTTCAAGCTGCTGAAGTGTTGGGTAGAACTCAACGCGACAGAAAGGGAGACTATCAACGTCAAGATCAATCTCAATGCGCTTAACAAATTTCAAGTCAAGTTTGAGCGCAGCAAGGATTGCAGGGGCGATATGCGTAGAAGAGACAAGTTCTTGAGTCAATCTTCAATAAAAACGAATGTGTCAGGAATCATATCAGCATCTGTCAGGCTGTCAAACGGTTTTTGAGCAATTGAATCAGGCACAAAGTACAGCATCATGTTGTTTTCTTGAAAAGTAACAATAATATGTTCAATATCATTGACTTTTTGAGTCATGCGTAGCATCAATCGACAATTGTGATTACTTTTTGATAGATATACGACGCGAATAAGGTCTTGAGGACGTAAATACTCGTGCAAAAAAGCGACTAAATCTTGCTTTGAAAGCTTGTCTGTCATGTCACGCACTCATTAGAAACACTTGATGGAATATTACGGTGTCTTGGGGCTCGTGCTAGCTCAACAAATCTTTTGAATTGTTGTAAATCACGAATATCTTTCAAAATTAAGTTAATTGCAGCATTTAGTTCTTGATTTTCTTCTTTTAATTCAGCAACAATTGTCTCTAGTTCTGCGATTCGCTCTTTTTTGCTTGACATGCGATGAAAGAAATCAATTTGATCGTAGCACTGTCCGGCGCAATGTGTCAAGTCTGTTTATTTTATGGCTAGCTTGCTGCTTTGTAATACATCAATTCCTTGCTGTGCGTGTTTGCGCCCTCAGTCCTTCTTGATGTAACTGAGTTTCTAAAGAATGTAAACGGTAGATAACTTGGTACTGCGTTTGTCTTTGGGCAAACTGCCTCGCAAACAATCACCTGCCCTTTTAGTTTGCATACAGCACTAGATAGTCGCTCATAGTCAAACTCTGTTTTCATCCTGTATTTGTAATTAAACATATAAACAGGGTCGATGAACCAAGTGATCTCTGAGTCATCCCTGAGCGGCGACTCAAGCAGCTCAAAGCCGTCTGGGTGCAGCTCCCAGTGCTTCACGCAGCGCACGTCCGTAGACACTCTTCTGCGTGTGTTCTCGGTCCACTGGCCAGGCATATTCCCCCAGGGCGAGATCGTCCAGCAATCACCCACGTTGTTCGTCCTCTGCCAGTTCTTCAAAAGCAACTGCTGCCCCTTCGACATTGGGATCATGCGAATATCAAGCCCAACAGGAATGTCAGTCGGAATCTCAGACACGGACTCTTGAGTCGCATCTTCTATGAGCCACGCCCAAAGCTCAGAAATATGCGCATCTGTCTCTGCAAGCTTTACATCACAATGACTAAAGCGAAGACTATAACCTGCACCCCCGCCAAATGGTTCAATAATTTTCGATGCGTGCGGAGAGGGATAATATCTAGAGTTTTGCCACTTCGACCCAAACCACTTAAACAACGGCCCTGAACAGCTATAGCGTCTTTCTTGAGATGACATGCGATGAAGAAAACTAAATTAAGATTAGCACTACGATGGAATATGTCAAGTCTGTTTATTTTGTAAGTCGGCTCGTGGAATGAGGAAAAAAAATTCGGGTGGGGGGATAACCCGACCCCGAAATTAAATATACCTCACCCCCGGTAAATAAGGGGGGAGAAATTAATCTCCCCCGGCTACAAATCAGGCGGCTATTTTGCTTTTAACGCTGCGCGATCTGTTAGCACTAGGCAGTTGATTTGTATTTGTCAGCTTAGATTTCCAATCAGAAATAAATGCATTTCCTAGTGCAATGTAACGTGTTCCATGATCGTCGATTTTAAGATCCGGGATTTCTAGGTATTCCCCCTTTACAATCACGGGACGCGCTAAATCATACTGCAGCTTCCCGGCGACAGCTGCTGTTGTTCTATTGTTGCTGTCTACATAATAGCCCAGCTTGAAAGCTTGCCACAAACAAGCCAAATCAGCAACGGAAATCTTACCTTTATTCTGCGCGCATAGCGCAACCACTGTGCAACGGAAATAGTAGTTCGCCTTAATTCTTTCAGTGGTAAAATCATCGCTGCTGGATTTGGGTGATTTTCCTTTGAAGAAATCTAGCTGCGGCTTGCCAATTTTGTTTGGGTGGGTAACCTCACAGCGGCACTGTTTGTAAATAAATCCCGTTGCGTTGAAAATATCCTGTGTTTGCTGTTCAAGCTTCAGGAAGTCAGCATTAATTTTTTGCGCTGAATTTGCTGTAACACGTCCGGTGGATTTTGACTCTTTAATTTCCTTTTGAATTTCGTTGGAAATTTGATCGAAAGCCGAGAAATCAAAAGCGGTCATTTGTCTGCGGTTGTAAGGGTTGGCGATGCCGTGGGCGTCGCTTGCCTTTGATCTTAAGCGATACGCGAACGGCTTTGCACGTTTCGACTGATCAGTTCTCTTTATACGTTAGCGGTGCGCCTTTAGTTTGCATCAATCTTACATTTAACTAAATATAAAGTATAAAGTAACGATTCAATGCAAATACAAATACTTGCAACTTACTGTTAAATAGTATTCTCCAGGAAATCTTGCTAGTTACAAATACATTGCGAATACTAAATAACATTTAGCACATTTGCAACAAATAATCTATTTAACAAATCACTGTGTATTATAAATAAATAGCAATCGCTAAATAACAAATAGCAATCGTTAATAAATAATTATACTTAACAAATAAATTAAATTAATAAATAATTACAAATAATAAATAAATAAAGTTACGAATAAATCTAAATAATAAATAAATGTAATTAACGAATAATTATAGCTAATAAATAAATCTACGCAAATTAAAATACAGCACAAATAAAAGATTCCAGGTAAAGTTAAAATAAGCGCGATAGATAAATGCAATAAATGAATGCGTGAATGAATGTAAATTATGAATGTGATGAATGCAAATTATGAATGCAATTTTCTTCTAATTGGATAATGAATGCCCTTGAATGTATTTTTAGTATGAATGATTTTTATCTCCTCCCATAATTTAAGCTTGAATGCTTTTTTCTCATCTCTTCCGTTATTTATAATATGCGGTGAAATCATGATTCCTTTATCATCGCCGTATTGCACTTTACGCATTAAATCTAGGCTAGTAAATACTTGAATGCTTTTTGCAACTTTACTGTATGGCTCTTGAATGTATTGCGCAAACTCGGAAATAGTTGCTTTTATGAAAACTCGACTGCGAGATAAATGAAATAAATATCCAAACAGCGACAAATCAAACAAACTAAGATTAAGCTTTTTTCTGTTAATTAATAGATATTTGTAGAAATCTCCACCAGAAATAAACAACTCCGCTACGAAGGAATCACAGTATGCTTCACGAGGAATAACCCTGTCAGTCACTGAACGAAGCTCAGAAATCTCAGAAAACTATACCACGGACTTCCCTTGCGCTGGAAGGGATTTGGGAAATGCTTTATAAGAGAGATAACTACTCAGAAATAGACCAGTCGGCGGGAAGAAATCCAACCGGCGCAAGG